GGGTGAGACATTGTCTGGCGATTTACTGTTTACTCAGGTTCAGTCAGAGTTGAACGGACTCACTCGGCAATGTGTTAAAGTAGTCACGCGTTGAATGTCGAGATTCATGCGGACTTTTGGCCCCACCGATCAAAGTGAGGCAACACAACTTCAGATGTTCGCGCTTAAGCCGGAATCCTCTAGATCCGACTCTATAAAGCTCAGTAAGGTGGCCCACGTCAAATATAGAGATTTGTGGGCGCTTCAGGTTCAATTGATCAGAAAGAACTTTGAGCTACCTATCGACGGGCGCGATCAAAGCGTCCCGGCACGTTATAGAGTGTGCGCTCGCACTTAGAGCAGTGCCTTGATAAGAGACACGCCTCCAGTGAGCAGGGAGGAAGCATTCTTCGAGAAGAAATCCTTCACACCAGTCCAAAAGGAAGTGCCCTCGACGGCCTTCTTGGTAGAAACCTTCGGGTCGTAGAGGTGGGTTGTTGCTGCGTCTGCCTTAGCATAAACAGCGTTCGCAGGTGAGCTTGGAACACTCGGTTGAGTGGTCGAAGGCAACATCTGCACGACGTTGGCGGCCTGCGCCAGCTCGTTCGGATTCGAAGGAGATGGAGCGACCGCAACGACGCGGGTCTCGGTCGCGAGCGGCAGAGCCTCCCAGTTGATAGTCAGAGTGCACGTAAGCACACCCTGAGTGTCGGAAGAGAAGCCCTGGAGTGCCAGGACAATGTACGGGGCAGATTGCTCACCGTCCAGGTCCCGGAGCCGCGCGTAGCCGGAGGAGTCCTCAACATCCACCACCTGAAAAGGCAGCCAGTAGTTGTTGGTGGCTGTGGGTTCGATCGCGGCCCAGCCGCTCTTCCAGAAAGCAGCCGAGCTAGTAGTACCGTAAACGGTAGCAGCGTAATCGAAGTCGTTTGAGTCCTGTGGAAACCAGTGGACACAAGCCGACTGTTGCGTGTTGCTGGTGGTCACGAGAGGCGAGTCGAAGATCTCAGAGAGAGTCGCCGGCCCATTGCCGGCACCAAGCATGATGCCGGCACCTCCCGCAACACCAACAGGGTTCACGCGAGCTGGCAGTTGGCCACGGGGAAACAAACCGGTACAGTAAGTTCCTTCCGCGGTCATGGCAGCCTCGGTGCACACCACGCTGATGCATGATGAGACCGGACGCACTGAAGCGTAAACCGACGTGATCTCGCTACGGGCCTTTGACGACATAATCGTCATAGGGCCGCAACCAGTGTACGACGCCGGCAGGTCCGGCGAGTCTTGAGTCATGAGAGTCAGATCGCCGGCTGCGTTGATGCCAATCTTCAGAGCCGAGCAGCGCGAATCATCCGTGGTTTCGGCTCCGGATGTCGTGAAACGAGGACAAAAGACATAGTATCCGTTGCCCGCGATGTCGGTGTCGATTGAGATGACATGTTGAGTGGTGAAGGTGGAGCTTGGGATGCAGCATTCGTCGGGAATGCGCGCACCACCGTTGAGCTCTGGATGGAGGAGAGACGCGAGGTAGTCGTTCCGATCCACCGGAGCCCGTCGGCCATCCGGCGCCGCTTTGCGCGTTGCTTTGCGGACGGCGGACTTGACCGACTTTGGGAGTTTGTTCGGTTGATTCTTGCGAGGCGGCATGGTTCGCAGTCGCAAGAATGTCCTGAGTTGTTGGTTGTTGGAGGTGTTGGAAAAGTTTGTGGAGTCGTCAGGCGCATTATGCACTCTATACTAACTCAATTTTCACGGACTCCTGCCATTCCGTGAAGGCCATAGACCGAGAGAAAACGTGGGAGCACGGGGCTCAAACGCATCTCACGGACGAAAGCCTCCCAGTCGCGTTTGTCAGCTGGTTTCGCAAGAATGCGAACGAGCGACTTCTGGAAGTTCTGAAACTCAACTTTGCCAGTCTCAAGGTAAAAGAGGTGTGAACAGAAGTCCACAGCGCCATCAAGCCGATTAAGGTCTTTCAGGCGCACCCCACACTTAGAGTACCATGCGTTGACAGAGGCGAAAGTGTCGGTTGCGCGAACGCTAACGACGCCGTCGTCCCCATTCGCCCGAACCATAGATCCGAGCGAAGTCGCACATTTCATCATGCAAGCTTGCATAATGGAATTGAGAAGGCTAGTCTCGTAACGCCCACTTAACATCACGCCAGGGCGCGTGAAAGTGAAGGCGGAACCACCGGAAAGAACCATGACTGGGTCCGACCGAAGGATTTCGATGCGGATCGTGAGATCAGCAAGGAACTCACTCCACCCCGAAAGGCTGAGTGGTACAATGCGGCCAAGCACCTGCAACCACGCGGGCACTGACCAATCCCAGCCGCTAGCATCAACTGCGGCGAGATCTCCCATGCGTTTAAAGTACGCAATGAGGGTTTGGCACATGTCTGGCGTGAAGCCTAGGCCCGGAGCGAGCGGGTTGTTAGCCCACCCGGCAATCGAGCGCTTGGTCCACCAGCTGTTCACAGCTCGGTCGATGAGCTGGTCCACAATGCCGACAGCGAAAATCAGCCGATAACGACCGGTTTCCATCTTCGCTGCTGCGTGGGGTTCTCCCTTGACGAACACACGCGAGAAGTCCATGAGACCCCGCGCAATGCGCTCAGTTGGAGACAGTGACAGAATGTCTGTCACTGAGAGAGCGAGCAGAGCGGTGACGCGTGCTTGCGCCGTCGCTCGGGTCCACTCCCATTGGTCTCGGAGCCAAAACTCGATTGAATTGTTCAAATTCGCGTAAGGCAAACCGGGTGAATGATCGTAAACATCCACACAGTCGAGACGTGCTTGTTCCCAGTCGAGTTCTTCAACCGCAAGCGGAATCTTCCTCAGCACCGTTGTATGTTGGAGCGCCGTGGAGACTTCGTTTGCGATAACGAGCATTGCGTCAGTAACCAAGTCGATGTCTGGACATGGACCTTGCTGGCGCAGGCCAGCCTGGTACTGGAGACTAGTCATCTCCGCCGCGAAACCACGCGGCGGGAAGGCCATTTCCTGGTCTTCAATGAACTGCTCAAAGCCGGTGTAATCCGGCTTCACGCTTTGCTTAGTGCTCTTGAATGGTGTTGTCGCTCTGCCGCAGGCCACTAAGCCGTCGTAGTGACAGAGCTCCGCACTTTTGGGTTGCCGCGCTGAATGTCGGCGAGTTGTTTGGCGACTTCCTTGAGCTGAGCGAGAATCGCTAGCGTCACGTCACCAGACTGGGCAGGCGGAACAGACGGAAATGAGGCCACCGCGGGAACGGCGGACTCATTAACGACTGGCGCGATCTTACGCGTCTTCTTCGGCTTGTTCGGCTTCGACTTCGCCTTCTTTGGCTCACCCGTGGGCTTGCCGGCAGACGTAGTCTTGCTCTTCTTGGCGCGCTCAATGCGCAGCCGAGCCGGATTGCGAGCCCCCAAGTCTACGACCGGGAGGTTCTGAATTGCACTCTCATCCTCGTAATCCTTCCATGGTTGACCAGTTTCCGGGCCAAACATAGCGTTCATCTTGGCGTTGAAGTAAGCCATGGCGGCGTGAGACACGACCACCTCGACTCCATCGAATTGCGCCTCGCGGCGGTTTTCGCGTTCTTCACGCTCCTCCTCTTCAGCTTCCGCCTCTGCGACGAGAAGGTCGAAGTAAGACGGAGCTTGCCACGGCGTTTCGTCAATTTGACGGCGTCCGCGCCATGCCTTGTAGTACGGCACGATGCTCTGAGCGACTTGGTAGTCCATAGACGAGCTGCCACCCTTGTGGCAGCCAGCAATCTTGAACTTGTTGCCACTCCAGACGAAAAGCGGAGCGCCGGACATGCCGGGCGCCGTGTTTCCGCCGTAACAGCGAAGAGCTCCGACCGGACTGTTCGGGTCGGTCTCGCGCCGGAGAATGACGTCGCTAACAAAGCTCTGGGAGAGATTGTTAGAGTGCGTGACGAGTTTGGCTGGCGTGTCATCCTTGATCTCCTCGTGAGAGACGTCGTAGACCTTAGTGCCGAGACCATTGAACTTGGCTACCGGAATCGGCAGCAAAGCAAAGTCAACCATGTGCACGCACCTCGTTGCATCAGCCTTGCGGCACCTAGAGCAACGGGTGAGGTGTGGGCCAAAAGTTTTGACCTCGTGAGTGATGTCCATGGTAGAACTACCATAGGCCATGAAGATCTGCACTCCGGTCGGTCCGAGAACCTTGAGAGCGGAGGCGAGAACGTGGTTCGCAACGTGCATGAATTGCTTCAAGCCGATGCGAGCCCGGGCCGCCGTGCCGATGAGGCGAAGCTCATCAGTTAGGGGGTCCAGGTAAAGCAGACAAAAGGACTGCAGGTCGCCGTTCTTGACAACCCGCGAAGGAAGCGGGTTGTGCGCTAGGGCTTGTTCGAGCACCGGCTCAACCGAAGCAGCAGGAGCCACCAAGGCGGTGGAAAGTGCTGGTCCAGGAGACGGCGCTCGATTGGCGATGCCCCTCAGCCTCTCTTCACGAGAGAGCCGGTCGTCAAGCATCAACGGCTCATTGGAGACGTGAGTGACGGTGCCACCGTAAACTACAATGTAGAAAACGGTGGCAACCCAGAGAACCACCTTCGAACACGCGTAAGTGAAGGCCGCCATCGTACCCGAGAAGATCGCATGAGCGACCGACCGTGAAAGATAGTAGACAACATCTGGGAATTGCGTAACAATGTCTTCATGCAGAAACTTCTTAATCAAAAGAGTGGCAAAGAGATCTGCCGCGCGCCGGTAGCCCACCCAAAGGGAGACTGCAAGCGAGCAGTAGGTGATGACAAACTCGAGAAACCAGCCATGGAGATCCTTGATCTGGTCAGCATAAAATGCTCCAATCAACACAAGCGCGTACGCGAGGGGAATGGTCAGTTGAGTCTGCTTGCGCAGGAATGACATGAAAGACATGTTGGGGTGTTTGTGAGCGTCGCAGCTGCACTCGTACTGGTAACCGAAGAAATTAATCAACGGCGCAAATT